GTTAAATTAGATAGGAAAATGTATGGATCAGTGCCAACTGCAACAAATTTTGGTCCGTCACCGTTGTATGGCATTTATCCTGTCACTCGAGAACCTGCCCAGTTGCAAGTTTTTGGTCGATGTACCGTTAAAGATATAGCCAAGAAATCTTTTACTCCGGTAGCTTACGTTCCAGAGGATGAGATAGAGTTTGGTAGATTAGTCGTTCGAAGCATTCTTAGCCCTTTTGATGTTATTACAGAGAAAGAAATAGTTAAAGGAAATGAATTGCTTGCTGGTTTAAACAAGAAATCGTCAAATGGTTTTGATTGTGATAAGAACAAAGAAACTTATGTTGATTTTGAGTTAGGTGAATTAACACCTCGTTGTCGGCAGGAGATTGAAGAAATAGAACAATCTATTCGTGATGGAGAACCCAAATGGGATTCTTTTGTGTGGGTAGAATCTTTGAAAGATGAGTTGCGAAATGAAGAAAAGAATGGTGTTCCTCGTAGTTTTAGAGTTGGGACTATTCATCAACAAATTTTAATGAAGAAATATTTTGGTGAGTTGGTAGCTCATATTATTTCAACTAGAGATTTTAATCAAATTATGGTGGGCATGAATCCTTTTCAAGAGTGGCCCGATATGTATGATAAATTAAAGAAAGCTATAGGCGTTTTTGCAGGTGATGTTAAGAATTGGGATGGAAACATGGTTAGTCAAGTTCAGAGAGCAGCTACAGATGAAATTGTTGGAATGTTTAAGGGCGATAAGGACATGGCTAGATTTTTGTTAGAAACATTGGTTCATTCATTGGTAGCAATACAGGATGATTTTTATTTGACAACACATTCTATGCCTTCTGGTAGTTTTTTGACAGCGATTTTTAACAGTATTGTTAATAAATTTTATACTGCTATGTGGTTTTGTAGAGAGTGTAAGAAAAATGGAGTAACACCCACTGTTAAGACCTTTTGGGAAATTGTCATCGATTATGTTTATGGTGATGATAAAGTTAATGGAGTAAATAAGTACCCCGAGTTTTTGAATGCGATTACATTAAAAAACTTTTTCCAAAGTGTGGGGATGAATTTAACAACAGCCAGCAAAGGTATAATAGTGGAGCCGTTTGAACATATGGATGATATTTCATTTTTAAAGAGGACATTTAGATATCACAATATTTTGAATAAGGTTGTTTGTCCCTTAGAATTGAGAACATTATATTCAGGGTTATCTTTTGTTGATGCGTCCAAGGATTTAGACGTGGTTATGGATGGTAAAGTTGGTTGCTTCCAAAGAGAAATTTATTTGCATCCTGACAGAGAGATGTTGTTGGACGATTTTAAAAATAGGTTGAGAAATTTTCCCTGTTTTAAGTGTAAAATTTATTCCAGTAGTTATTTATATTCCGTTTATACAGATCCGGAATGTATGTTAGACAATTTTATGGATCTGTATGTTTAAATTATGAATGTATTTTATTTTGTATATTTGTAAATATAAATCGTAATTAAAGTTTTATATATTTTATTTTAATTACGTCAATTTTATTATTATCGAGTTTTAATAGTATTGGTAGTACTAGCTATGTGTAGTAAAGTTTGAAATACCCGAGACATCGTATGTATAGTAAATGCGTTTGATTGTACTGCATTTCTATTAAAACACAATCACAAATGATAATACTATTAATACAAATGACGAAAGTCAACAAGCGGTTTCTGAAACCGCATCAAATTTTTATTCAAGCGTGAGAAGTAAGACAGTAGTCGAACCTCCCGTTTTATATGATTATAAGCCAAGAATGGATAATTTGCCTTTGCAATTGGAAATGGACTATTCGAGAATATTAAATAAACCATATTTTGTGAGAAACATTAAGTGGGATGTCACTGATGTGATTGACACTCAGTTGTCTTCTATTAATATTCCCGGAGACATACTTATTAATGAATTAGCAAAGATTCCATTTAAGGCGTCAGTTTATTATAGGGCTAAAATAAAAGCCATAGTTCAAACTTCAGGAACACCTATGCATCAAGGTTGCTTAATAGTTTCAGCATTGCCTGCTGGTTTTCCTAATTATACTAATGCTGAATTTATAAGAAATACTTTAATGTGTTGTCCACATACTTTTTTGTTAGCCAATGAGGCTACGCCTGGAACTATAGAGATTCCTTTTTATGTTCAGGGTAAATTAGCTGCAATTGACTTACTTGGCACTACGGTGTCTCCTGCTACTCAATCTGATGATTACGCCAGATTGGTTATGCAAGTGTGGAATCCATTGGGAGTGCCATCGTCAGGTTCTACTACTTTGTCAGTTTCAGTACATTTTATGTTTACTGATTTAGAGTTTTATGTGCCACATGTTGATGTTGAGTGGTCCCCTTTTGAGGGCCAAGGCTTGATTGATTCTTTAAAGTCTTCTGCCACTAGAGCTATAGACGGAATTTTTTCCGTCGGCCGAAGATTTACTTCAGATTTGTACGACACATTGAGGTCTGGAATTAAACAATGGACAGGATTACACAATCCAGAATATGCTCAATTACAATCTAGAACAGCTGTGCAATATAGACAAAATCTTAATTTAGTTGATACCCCTAGCTATTTTGAGAAATTAGATCCTTATGCCACTTTTACACATATAACAAATGATTACACATTTGATACTAACATAGATGAAATGTCTTTAGCTTATATCTTGAAGAAACCACAATTTATTGGTTCATTTAACGTTGCTACTAACGATGTATCAGGCAAGTTATTATGGAGCAGACCTATAACTCCTATACAAGAAGTAAATGAGGGTTTTTATAGAGATTACGCAAACGTTAATCAGTACTCCAACAGCCATACAAATATGATTCAAACTTTAGCTTTATTGTCAAAGTATTGGAAGGGTGGCATGAAGTTACATATACAAGCAGTTATGTCTAACTTTCATTATTGTAGATTGGTTGTTGCTAGAGATTATTCTCCAGATACAAATATGACATCTGCTACTCCTAATTATGCTTCCGTTACAAATTTGCTTACTGAAACTTTAGAATTTTCAGCAGGTGGACAGATTCAATCCATTGAATTGCCTTTTTGCAGTCCTTTAAATCAGTTGCCTTGTTCAAGTGATTTTGTTTTTAATGCGCTTGAGCATGGTATGTATTATATATATTTGTACCAACCTTTGGTTGCGAATGGCACTGTTCCAAAGACAGTCAATTTTAACGTTTATTTATCTTGTGATGATGATTTTGATTTCTTTGGCTATGCAGTTCAGCCTCTTATTTCAGTTGACGGTTATATCGGTAGTCCAATTTCTTTTGATGTAGAAGATAAAGTAGAGGATTATGGTAATCAAATAAGTTCTAAATCTCCTATGAAGTTTTTGGCTCAAGCTGCAGTCACAGTGGATGTTAGTGATCAAAAAGATATTACTAATTCTGGTGAAGTTAATGATGTTGATACTATGTACGATTTAAGGCCTATTAAATCTATAAGAGATTATACTAGGCGCATGCATAAAGTTTTTGCGAGTAAGATCAAGCAAAATGAATTTGTTGCAGCCAATGGTACATTTGAGTTTTCTGTCGCACAGTTGTTAGGGCTTGACCCTACAATAATTTCTTCGACTTCAGATTACGCTCATAACATATCAACTTTATCTTTATTATCTAGGTTGTTTTTAGGATATTCCGGTGGTTTAAAAGTTAAAATTTTAATAAATGGTTCGACCATTTCCGAAGTTTGGTACGTTCCACCATCTTATGCAATAAATAGAACAAAAACGTTCTGGGAAGGTACAGATGCATTACCGCCGAACACTAATTCATCGTATGACGCAGTGTCACAGATGTTTAACTTTCCAGGAAGATTGGCTCCTACAACCGCTTATTCACCTTTTTATTCAGTGCAAACAGTTTCATCAGAAAGGCCAAATTATATTAATAACATGCCAGGCTTTCGTATGAAAGCAGAGCAAGAAGGTGTAGGTATATCTATGGCTACTACTATAACAGAGTTTACAATACCGTACATGTCACCGTATAGATTTGTAGGCGATTATACAAAGTGGGGCTGTACAGATTCACCCAATGTATTGAAGGTTTCTACTCATGAAATGGGTACTATTGTTCTTAAGGTGGCTTCTCCTGTAAATATAACCAACGTTTCAGCTCCTTATTTAGATGATATATCTATTGAATTTTATGCTGCAACAACAGATGAAGGAAGGTTTGGGTATCAAGTGGCTGCACCACCTGTTATTCTACCAACTATAACAAGTGGGTCTCCACCCAATCAATTAAGTTATCAATTAACACCTTCCTGGAACTTATCTACTTCTAAATTACCCTATAGCACTGTGTCGTCCAGCCCTACATCGCCAGGACTGCACACTATTAGGGCTTGTTATTTTAGCAGCACTTAATCAGTTTGGCACCATTTGTGTGCTTTTTAAAATTCCAAATAGCAAAGTTTGGATTTTGTATATTTTATTTGCATTGTAGGATTCGAATTATTCCTACTCTATTTATTTATTTTATATTAATGAAATTTTTTATTTTAACATTTAATTTAAATTTAATTCTAATTCCCTCATCAATTTTTTGCCGAGAATTGATGAGTGTAGCTCGGCAGGGGTTCTTACTTAAAGTGGGGACTCTAAATATTCATTTTAAGAGTAGAGTCGAGCTATCGGCTGTATATTACTTAAAAGTCC